GCTAGACTTCTGGTTAGCAAGTCCTTTGCCCATACGACGGAATTTGTAGGTATCCCCTACGACGTTGTTTCGGAGTGTGACAGCGTTCTTGAGCAAGCCAGCGTTCGCATAAGCGTGCTTCACCATGCTGTCAAATTCAGTTACCGCTACTGCGGAGAGATTAATTGACATGATTCAGTCTCCTCTATGTCAAATGTATAAAAAATGATTAAGAGGTTTTAGACTGAGTACCCGGCAGTCGGTCAGTCGTTCAACCTTAAAACTACCGGGCCTTGTGAAAGGGGTATCCGATCTCTCTATGATACCACAAGTAATGTGTTAGCCAACAATGCGTTGGTAAGGCTTGTCGCCCCCGTATTCTTTCCACATTCGCTGGATTTTCTTTTCATGTTCTGGACTAACAGAGCGCAGGTAATTGCCGTTATCGTCCTTTCTAAACATCTCTGCTTCGATGTCTTCTTTGGTGATCCCGCCTGGCTGTGTGTATCCATCGATCGGCAGCTTGGCTGGGGCAGTAGCGTTAATAAAAAACTCTGCTAACGCAATGGTGTCGGCTGTAGTCATCAGGTCTCGCGCTTCACTGAATGCATCAGAGTCTAGATTGTTCCTCATAAACTGCTGAACAACTGCGATTCGGCCTTCTGCGTTATCACCAAGCTTTGCCATCTCATTCTCAAAGCTTATTTCTTCGACCGCCTGTTCTTGTGCGGTCAATAGCTCCCAGGCTTTGTGCATTGCATCTTGGCTCATGTTGGTTTCAGTACCAAACTCAACCAGCTCGCCCCACAACGCATCATCTGACTCGACACCGTCGACAACTGCATAGCCGTCTTTAGGTGCGCCAGTGAATCCACCAAACTTCTTCTCCAGCTCGGTGTATGCCTTGGCTTGCTCTGCTACTGATTTGTATTTGTCGGCTTTGTACCACTCGGGCATGTCGCCAACGCCCTTAACGCCCTCACTTAGAAAGAATTCGCCTTCACTTAACGTGGGTTCAGCGGCATCTACTAATGATGTCAGGGTATCGTTACTCTCTACGGCCTGTTCTTCCATGATTATCTCCAAGGATAGTTAATGGTCGCCCTCTTCGGGCTTATGGGTTGATGTTTCAGTAGGATAACTTCCAGCCTCCGCTTGCCATTGATCAGGGCTAAGTCGTTGACGTCGATCCAATCAACGTGTTGCCCGTCCTTATAGCACCGGAATGCACGGAATTTGTGGATATACTCGAACTTCTCAAAGCCATACCGCTCATGCAGCGGTGTCAGCCACTCAAGCTCGCAGTTAATGGTAGCCAGGTGATCAAGATTTGTACCGGCTACCTCATACTTGGGCTTTGCTTTGCGCGTTCGCTTCTTGGGTTCTTCGCTCATTGTCTCTCCGCTTGCTGTATGTAGTGGATGATCATGCGAATTACACCCGCCTCGCCATTGTGATACGCCGCTTCATACGCGACGTTCTGGCTAGATAGGGCTGTTGCATTGTCGAATAGAAAGCGACGTGTCAGATCCTCTAAAACCTTCTGCCCGTCTTCAGTATTGAAGCACCGGGCATAGGCTTTGGTCATTTGCGTGATCTGTTCTTGTGCTTTGGCTTTCTGTTTCTTGGCGTCCGGGCTTGCGCCCTCAATTGTTTCCCAAGTCATTCAGCTTCCATTGGTGGTTGTTGTTGTGCCATCTGTGCTTCAGCTCCTGCCTGTGCAATACGCTGCTTATCCATATCAGATCTCACTAACTCCGAAGGCATGCCGGTCTTTTCTGCCGCCCACGTACCGAAGTCTTCGATCTTATAAGCTATCTGCACTTGCTCAGGACCAGAAGTACCTAATACAAACTGTACGGCTTGCTGAACGGCCATGAGATCCTCGCCATCCTGCGCCCGTGCTAGTGGAGAAGTAAACTTAACCTTTACGTCGCGCCCATCTAGCTCAATAGGAACGATCAATCCGCGCCTGGTTAGGATAGCGACGACACGCTTGAGTATTGGTATGAGTACCTCGGTCTGAAGTCGCCCAAAGGCCGACCCGATCCGCTTTGCAAGCTCTCTGGATTCAATAGCAACCTCAGTGGCGCTACGAACAGGACCAGCAGGATCACGCAGATCGTTGAACATTGCCAACTTGATAGCGTTTTGTAGCTCCACGATTTCGAATTGCGCGAGAGCAAGGTTCGATCCTGTATCGAGACGTTGAATAGAAGGGTTGTTGGTGTTGTTTGATCCGACAGGGATCACGACACCTGGTGCAATGACCATATTGTACGGGTTAGTAACGCCGTCGTCAGTAGCTGTGTACATGCCAGCCAGGTCGATTGCAGCCTTCTGCAATACAAACTCTTTGGCTTTGTTCAATGAGCGTACATCGGGCAGTGATTGCATAGCAGGACCACGACCACGTATCTCACCCGCCACTTTCGTATAGCGACCAGTGACCCAAGGGCTAGACTCGCCGAAGTCTTCAGTCCATGAGAACTGATTTTCCTCTGCCACCCACAAACATCCGTAGTATCGCTTCGACTTAGGGTCAAATATCACGCCCTCAGATACACGCACTTCGGTATTAGGGCTGTTCTCGATCATGTTGCGTACTTTCTGTGACGCCTCAAAGCCTCGCCACATGCGCTCTAACAACCGAGCCTTAACCTCAAACCGTCGCCAGTGCGTCTCAACACCACCATATGGACCTTCTTCAAACGCAATGCCCTTCTGTGGGATCGTGTTGAAGCAGATAGGGTTAGTCTCGTCGTCTGTCTCTTCGATCTTCATGGTGGCAGTGCCTACCAACAGATCAAGCGCTGCCTCATAGAACTGCGTGTGGAAGTTAGAACGGTTGAGATAGTCGAATACCAGGTCGCATTGCTCGTCCAGGTTAGCTCGGATGTCCTCTTCAGACACATCAAACTCGCCGGACTCTACTAACCGAATGATCTCCTCCGTCGGCTGGAAGGTAGCCCAACGTGACCAGATCGGTGCGATGTTCTCTTGTAGCTTGCTCGCGCCCTGTTGGATAGCTGTCAACGCAGTCGAGTCAAAGATGCGATCCATCTTCTTCTGCCCCTTGTCATCACGATCAAACAAGTTGCGTTGAGGTAAGAAATATTCATACACGTCCTGTAGCTGGTCATGCCACATGGACTGCGTATTGAACGCCTTTTGCTCTCGTTCCTTGATGTCATGGATCGAGCCTAGATGCGGGGGCAAGCTCATAGCTTTTACCTATGGAAGTTGGGGCATAGTGCCGGGATAGGTGCCGGGACGACCACCGCCACGACGAGGTGATGATGGCGATACTCCACCGCCTCCGCCAAGCAT